ACCAAAATTTAAACCAAAAGGTATGTTTTTTATTGGAACTTCTGCGGGTAACTCAGCATATAATATGACGACAGCACAAACAGGTCAATATATTGGTGCATCAGTTTATAAATCACCAGATAAAGCATCTAATGTTGGTGGGCATTATCAACAAAATGGTAAATTTGTAGATACTAATGGTACAGTTGTTGGAAGTGGTTCAATGTCTGATTCTATATATGCAATGATTAATGGTACAGCAGTCAATAAAGTTTTAGATAGAACTTTTAAAAATAAAGGTTCAACTAATGTTATGCATAATGTAGCTCAACAAATGTTTGAAAATGATAAAATAACAGAAGAAGAATATAAAAAAGTTACAAATTATAAAGATAAAAATGATTATCAGCAAGATGGTAATAATACAACAATTCATGAAAATGGTACTGTAACTACTATGGGCAGTGGTACAACTGGTACTTCTTATGGGCCGGTAGGTTCTGGTGGAGTACACTCCACTGGTGGCGGTAGCGGTGGACATCAAAATGCAGGTAATACTGGTTCTAGTGGTAAAAAAGATAAAATAATTTGTACAGAAATGTATAGACAAACTAATCTTAATGATTGGAAAGAAGCAATGAAACTTTGGTATTTATTCCAAAAGAAATATTTAACACCAACGCATCAAGTTGGTTATCATTTCTTATTCAAACCATTTGTAAAAGGAATGAAAAAATCAAAAATATTAACAGCAATTGGTTCTCATTTTGCTAAACAAAGAACAAAAGATATTAAACATATAATGTTTGGTACAAAATTTTCTTTATTAGGTAGAATATATAGAATTATGTTTGAACCAATTTGTTATACAACAGGATTACTATTAACATATAAGGAGAAATTAGCATGGCAATAGGAGCAGGCGGAGGAATTATGGCAGGGCCTATGGGTAACCCAATGGGTAACCAACCTGTTGCAGCACCTCCAGTAACAAATCAAGAACCAATAATGTCAGATTCTGGTGAAGATATGGCAACAGTACAAAATAATGAAGCAGTTGCTTCTACAGGTCAACTTGCGATGGCAATTGATAAAGTATCACCAGACGCAAAACAAAGTTTAGTAAATATTACAAAAGGCCAAGCAGAAGGAATAACACAAGTCTTGGCTAATTTAGGAATTAGTCCAGAGGAAACCAAAGCTGTATTTGAAGATGCAGGAGTTGGAAAAGAATCTGGATTAATCATTTCAACAGCAGATGTTTTATCAGACCCAGAAGGAGTTAAGTCAAAAATTGACCAATTCGTTATGGCGATGAAAAATAAATCTGATGAAGGAATGATGGCTACTGATGTACCAAGTGGTACAGAAGCAGCAACAATGAACAGAGTGCCACCTACACAACAAACTGTGTAGCCCCTCAAACTAAGGGCCACCTGTTCTTCCAACAGCACCCAAAAGGAGAATAAAATGGAAGAAAAAAAATTGGAACAAAATGATGAAGTTACAAAACCTGTTTTAGAGGATGAAGTAACCCAATTATTAGAACCGACTCCCTATCAAAACAAATATAAAAATGAGTTAGATAAGGAGGATTCAGACGATACAGCTACCACTTCGAAGGACACTTCTTCAGAAGAAGAAGCCACTCCCCAAGAGGAACGCCCTGTTAATGCTGAAGATAAGGTGTTTAAGAAAAGATATGACGACCTTAAACGCCATTACGATTCTACAATTTCTAAACATAAAAATGAGGTTTCTCAACTTAAATCTCAGCTTGAAAACACGGAGATAGTTCCGCCTAAAACAAAGGCAGAATTAGAAACGTGGAAAATTAAATATCCAGATGTCTATGATATTATGAAAAGCGTAGCCATTACGGAATCTAAGGAACAAGCTAAATCTGTAGAAAATAAATTGCAAACATTGCAACAAGCACAAGTAGAAGTTTCTAAAAAAGAATCTGAACTTGAGCTTCTAAATTTACATCCCGACTTTAAAGAAATTCGTGCAACGGATGAATTTCATGACTGGGCTAAAAATCAAGACCAAACTATACAATCATGGCTTTATGATAATACTAGTAATCCTATATTATGTGCAAGAGCAATTGATTTATATAAAATGGACAAGAATTTTCCCTCTCATAAAAAATTAAATAAGGATACAAAAAAGGAAGCAGCCCAAGCAATAACAGCAACTAAAAAAGATACAGGAAAGAATATAGGAGAGAAAAGGATTTGGAATGTTGCAGAGATAGCAAAAATGAAACCTTACGAGTTTGTAAAACACGAAAAGGAAATTGATTTAGCTAGAGCGGAAGGTAGGATTCGTAACTAATCTAACAGTCTATAGGAGGACTAAATTATGGCTATTGCAAAAGGTGCCGGATATACAAACTTACCTTCGGGTAATTGGTTACCGGTCATTTACAGTCAGAAAGTCCAAAAGTTCTTTAGAACTGCATCAGTTGTGGAAGATATTACTAACACTGACTATGCAGGTGAAATTGAAAATTTCGGAGATACTGTTAACATAATTAAAGAGCCAAGCATTAGTGTAAACTCATATACTAGAGGTGGACATATAGCTATTCAAAACTTAGCTGATGACCAACTACAACTAGTTGTTGACCAAGCAAATGCTTTCGCTTTTAAAGTTGACGATATTGAAGAAAGACAATCTCACGTGAACTGGGAGGCTTTGGCTACTTCTTCTGGAGCATACGCTCTAAAAGATTCATACGATGGAAATGTTATTGCAGCAATGGTATCCGGTGCGGGTACTACTGTTGGTTCTGATGGTTCTGGAACTGATACAGGTTTCGGCACTTCAGAAACAGACCCTGCAAATATTTTAGCTAATGCAGCTAAAAGAATGCATGGTGCAGACGTTCCAACAGATAACAGATGGTTCTTAGGAACTCCAGAGTTTTACGAACAGCTTGGACAAGCTAGTGCAAAACTAATGGATGCTTCTGTTACTGGTGACGGAAAATCACCTTTACGGAATGGTTCCGTATTAAATGGGCAAGTTAATGGTTTTAAATTATATATGACTAATAACTTTGCCGCTTCAACAACAAGTAATTACTATAAAGTATTATATGGACATATGAGTTCTACAGCTACTGCTAATGCTATTGCAAAAACAGAAGTTATTAGAGACCCAGATTCATTTGCTGATGTAGTAAGAGGCTTACATGTGTTTGGAAGAAAAGTATTGAGAAGTACTGCTCTTCATTGCAGACACTTGTTAATTGATTAAGGGAGGATAGAACTATGGCTACATATGATGTAACAGGGCCGGGTGGAACTAATCGTCCCGGCAGATATAACCCCGGAATAAGAACTCCTTATTTAGTGGAAAATACAATTGATATCTCAGCAATCAATGGAGATTCTGGTACAGCAGCAAATGATGTACTACGTGCTATTGATTTACCTGCTGAAACTTTGGTTATGGAAGCAGGAATTGAAGTGCTAACTGCACTTTCAAGTTCTGTAACTTTAGACTTAGGTATTACAGGTGGAGATGTTGACATTTACTGCGATAATGATAGTAACGCAACGGGTTATTCAACATTAACAGCTACAGCAAGACATATAGCAGCAACTGCTGATACACTTGATGTACTGGAAGCAGCAGGTACAGCTTCAACTGCGGGTAAAATCCGTGTTTGGGCTATACTTTGTGATGTTAGTGGTGTAGATGAGACAGACAGACAGTCTGATGCTCAACACGACACTGCTCAATAATTAACATAACTTGGGGGCTTAACGCCCCCTTTTTACATACGAGGCTTTATGGCAGTATATGATTTAAGACAACCAGTAAAAGGTATTACTACTGGTCAAAAGACTGTTTCTATAGGTTCAGACAATAATGTTGAACTTGAGAAACGAGTATCTAAAATGGAAGATAAATTAGATACAATATTAACCTTGCTTACTAAGGAGGATAAAAATGACAAGGATAGACCTAAGCCCATTTCGGGCAATGACAGTGGGGTTTGACAGCTTATTTAATGATATAGCTGACTTTCGCCCAAGTAATTACCCACCCTATAATATTGAAAAGGTGAGTGATTATGAGTATAAATTAACTTTTGCTGTAGCAGGATTTTCTGAAAAAGATATTTCTGTAACACAA